GTCCAGATGAGTTGTTAATTAAATTTGTGTCAGATAGTTTTAGTGGAGCCGTGAGAGAAGCACATACTTTAAAGTTATTTGGCATAAAGTTAAACGCAGTAGTTAAATTCGATCAAACTGATAACGATCGCAAAAGATTGGCAGATCAGAAAAAATTTTATTGTGGTGGTCCGGGGTTAACAGAATCTTGGACTGGTGGGAATACACCTATCGCGTGGGGTATAGAAGCCTTTAGAGATTTAATGATACGCTTTGCTGGACACCATAAAACTGCACCAACTGGTTATACTAGTTTATATTACGATCGTAGAACCAGCGCATCTGGAACAGATCAAAATAATTGGAAAATTCGTTACTGGCAGTCTCAACCTGTAAAATTAAAAGATAAACTAGATCAATTAGCTTATGAATTTGGTTTTGTCTATAAGTTTGCAGCTGATGGGTCATTAAAATTAATACACGTTTTACAATCTAGCGAGCTAAGTGCAACACTTGATTTATCTGGTAGTGATTTAAATAAAATTAATGTTAGTACCACTGGACTAAGTGAAGTC